TGTATATGTAGTACTCGTAAAATGTTAAAATTAAATAATATGAAAGTAGATGCAATTAAAGATGGTAAAGGTAATATTGTTATTACCGAAGATTCTTTTGAAATGATATTGGCTTGTTTAGATAATCAGAAATTTGTTGGTGAATCTCCACAAAATGGTGATAGTATTTCGGTTGGTAAAAACAAATATTATAAAACTCAAAAGGATATTCAAGATGTTATTGATTTTTATAATAGAGAATGTAGAAAAATTTTACATCAAAAATATATTTTAAGAACAGAATCTGATGGTTATTTTATTGCAAAAAGATATGAACATCAAACGGAAGATACTGAATGGACTGGTGATGATGTTGGTTTGGTTTATGAATTATTTAAGGATACTAGAATAGTTTATAAAGAAACTAGAGATTTATTATCATTAGATGGAAGTGAAGAAATTATGGAAGGAACTGAACCAATTGGTAAAACTATTGATGGTTGGATTGCTGTTGAACCAAAACCAAGACCTTGGTTAATAGAAAGACCATTAAGATACGATTATCAATATTTATCAATATCAGAAGATGGTAAAACAAATAGACCTTGGAAACGTGATGAAATTAATAAAATCCAAGAATTATTTGATAATAGATAAATATGAGAATATTAAATTTTTTTATTGACAAAGATAACGGCAAACCAAAACCTAATATGGAATATATTTATCGTTTAGATATGGTTTGGACACCAAACGAACTTGGTGATAAACCAATAAAGGTTGGTACTATAATGACAAATGTTATTCAGTTTGACAATGGTAGTTATGAATTTACTTGTAAAGAAACTGGTGAGACATTAAGAACAAAATATGCTTGGGCATTGGCTGAAAATACAACTGAAAACATTCTAAAAATTGAAAAATATGAACGAGAATATAAGAAAATTAAAGAATATGAGATGATAATTAATAAATTAAGAAATGATATTATAACTTTAAAAAGCGGTGGAGAAAAAAAATATTAATGATGAACATTTAATCGAAGAATAAATGTAGTATTACTACTAATGATATTGTGTGGATTTTGAAATACTACAATATTAAATTAAAATAAAGTTTAATTAATGCAGATTATTATGAGTATAAATTTCGATGATACAAATAAATTATTAAACGAAATATGTGATGTTTTAAATAGAACAGTTTGGGTTATGGAATTAGAAAATAGACCTTCAAAGATAAAGACTTTTTTATCTCGTTTATTGTTTGGTAAAAACTTTAAATGTGTGATAAAGGATAAATAATGACACATAATAAAATGTTTTAATACTGAATTTAAATAAATGAAATTATTTTGTAAATAATATAAACTTTATTTTGAAATACGAATAAAATGTATTATGTTTGTTGTTATAAACATATAAAGTACAAAACTTATGAAAAAACTAGTTTTTGAAAAACTTCAACAGATGGTTGAAGATGGAAAACTTCAATTTGGATTTGAAAAACAAATCACAGAATTTATATTGGAATCTTATGAGGAGAAAGATGAAAACACAATAGTTTGTACTTGTGTATATATTGAAGAGGTTAAAGTTTTTCAAAAATACGTTGAGTTGGCTGTTTAGTTTTTATTTTATTGCTTATAATGCTACTGCTGTAGGCATGTTGGTGATTTTGAAACACACAAATGTATTATAATATGAATAATATAGAAAAATGGTAAAACCCTTAAACAACCACAGACCCGTAAATATGTTATACGGCTTGTTGTGTACAGTGTTTCGTTTTTTCAAGCGATGGAACTGGACTGCATACTTAGTTGTATTATGCACTTGCTTAATTGGTGTGATGGCAAATGAAAATTGCAAATCATTAATCGAAGCATTTATACTTGGTCTAATTGGCGGTAATTTTTTTGGGTTAACGATAGCGTGGGTGACAATGGATTAACGTTAAGTATATGGTAAGTTGGGGATTAAAATGTACTACACTATCGAGCCACACGAAAGTACAAATATTCAAATTGGAACGACACCCCCCAATTTGCTATATACATTGTTAGAGTGCGTTTTTATTCATAAACAATTAAAATTAAACAAAATGGAAAATTTCGGAAAATTTATGACAGTAGTTTTGGCCATGATTATTAGTCCAATTATTAACGGTTTTGTTTTTTCAAAACTATGGTTATGGTTTATAGTACCAACATTTCAAATTCAACCACTAAGAGTTGTTGAAGCAATTGGAATTATATTTTTAATCAATTTTATTCGAGTAAAAAGAGACAAAGAAGCTTATAAAGATAAGTTTTGGGAAACATTCGCAAATAATATGATATTTATTGTATTAATGGCTGGTTTCGCTTTATTATCTGGTTGGGTTGTAACGCTGTTTATTTAACGTTTAGTATTATTATGAATATGAACTTATTAAATAAAGTTGGTGGTATTGTAGCCACAGAAATACACGGATTATCCACTTGGATTGGCGATACAAATGTGTTTTATGTAAAAACTGACGTTGACCCAAAAACACTACATTTTCATAATTTAAAGGAACATATTATAGAAAAACAAGAAGATAGTTTTCCTAATAGCTTTCGGATAGTAGCTTTTAATGTCACATAATAATTTTGACTTAACTGATGAAACTTATTAAAAGTAATAACATAAAAAACAATTTTTAGTGATGGATTATAATGTAAAAGGATTAAATGAACTCAGTACTCAGTTACATGAGTTTCAAGTAAAAATGGGATTTACTCCCAAAGATTGATGCTTTGCACTTCTGAAATATTTGAAGCCTTTGAAGCACATAGAAAAGACAAGATTTGTACTAAACCACCATTGCACGGATTTACTTTGGAAAATGATAGGTTTAAGCGAATATTTGAACGTGAAGTTAAAGACACATTGCAGGATGAAATTGCCGATGCTATTATTCGCTTACTAGCTTTTTGTGGTGAAAATAATATTAAGATTGAACAGCATATTAAAGCAAAAATGAGATATAATGAACTCAGAGGTTTTAAATATGGAGGTAAAAAGTTTTAGAGGGTTGGCAAAATTGTTTTTGGTCAAGTTCCAGCAAATTTCATTAAAAGCGAAAAACCAGCCTTGCAACTAACGACTGGCGGTATGGTTATGTAAGCCCTACCACATCGCTATCCAATTACAACTAAACTTTATAGGGCTTATTAACTATACCGCTTGTTAGCGTTTCGTTTTTGAGCGTGGGCGGTACAAAACTTAAATAAAATGGAAAATAAATTTAGAACACCAAAGATTGATACACAAAATGTCATTTCATTTACTTGCTCAGATGATTCAATAGAACCTTTATTGGAGTTGTTTGGGAAGTTGAGAAGTCTTGGACAAATGGGTAGTAGTAGAGAAGTAACAATAGATTGGGATGGTGATGGTAGAGATAGACTGGAAAACATTTCGGTAAATGGAATGACATTAGACAATTGGGAAAAGGAATGGAAAAGATTGAACGATATTAGAAAAGATTTTGACAATAATCATTCTGAATCGCAGAACGAGCGTGGGGAAAATGAACGCTAACTATAATATATCAGTAATATTAATAAAATCAATGCTTCTAATATGAAATTATACGAAATTGTTAAACAAAAATTAAAATATCTTAATTAAAAATAATAACTATGAATTGGACTGTTAAATTTGAAAATAAACCAAATATTAGAGTTAATGTTTTGTTTGAACCATTAAAGGATTCTGTCGTTTTTTATGGACAAAGTAAAGAAAAAATGGGTTGGTATGATTTTGTCAAAGAAGAACATGCGCCATTTGTATTAGATTTAGAAAAGGTTCAAGAAATAATATACTCAATATATAATAAATTAATTTCGAAAATAGAATCATATGAAAACATTAACAATATTTTTGATGTGATTAAAGTTGTTGAAATTAATGATGAAAATAATTTAACTTAATTACTTCATCGAAGTGTTGTTGAAATTATTATTGTTTAATGAATTATTTGCTGTTTCTATATTCTGAATAGATTGATTTAATTCATTAAATTTATTGTTCAACGAATTAATTGTTTCGTTTAACGACCCAATTGAATTATTTAATTTAGATATTTCATTGTAAAAAATCCGATTCTGTTCTTTCTGATCCTTAAACATAATCTGATAATGCATTTCAGTACTATTTACTTTTGGGATGATCACCAATCCATAGAAAGCAAAAAATATTCCTAATATTGTAGCAATCGTACCAAAAAATCCTTTTATTGAAAATATAATTTGTGTTGTTGCATTGATTGTGTTGTTAACCAATGGTTTATTATCTTCCTTATTTCTCATATTAAAATAACTTTATTTCTAATAAATAGTGGAAATTTTTGAAATTTATCAATAGTTTATGTTAAAAACACTAATGTTTTTCAAACAAAAAATAATTATAATACCAAGGTTTTCCTGTGTTAATTTCAATTTGTTTTCTCTTAAATTTGGATTCAATTATTACATCTGGATATATTGATGAAATGTGTGCGGTAAGTGTGCCCGATTTATTTAAATAATCAGAAAATTTCTTACTTGTTTTTTTACAAATAGCAGCATAGTTACATGATGGATCAAATATTGATTCAACACCATTATTTTTCTTTAGTAAATGCGACAGCGTTGAAAAATTTAGATTATATTCATCAGATAATTCTCTTACTGATGAACCATTTTTAAATTTTTCTTGGATTTCAGACAATTCTTCTTCTAGTAAAGTATCGATTGGTCGTATTATTTCTTTACTGTAAATGGGTATTGTATTATTAATGAAATCTTCTTCATAGCACCAAACACAATTTTCGTTTTGTTTGGAATATCCTAAACATAATCTAATTAATGAACCGTATGATAAGCCATCGTTATTCTTTCTACTTGCTTCAGCTAATGAAACATATGTTTCCAGTATTTTATTATTTCTTAAATCTAATTTAACAACTGTCTTTATTGAAGCTTGTATTCGTTTATTAATCCAATCTTCACTTTGTTGTTCATAATTTCTTTTTTTAGGTTCTTTAATAATGGTGGGTTTGTTTAAAGCAGCAATCATTTTAATTTCATCTATCTTTTTTTCTTTTAACTCATTCTGGTTCTTATTATCTGCAATTAATTGCTCGATATTAATATCCTTATTGTATGTCCAAACAAAACCATCAACAATTTTATCTTTTGAACAATATCTCGAAATCGAAGATTGATTGACCTTTATAGCAATTGCTGCTTGTGCTGTTGAAGTATATGATATAACTTCTCTTGTTTCAAGATTTATTGAATAAACACTCTTATTTGAAGCAATTATTTGTTTTTCAGATTGACCATTTGCTTTCTTTGTTTCACTAATTTTTATTCTAGTTTTATCACTACGAGTTTTACCTAACCAAAATTTTGGGGAATTTTCACTTAGAAATTTCTTTTCTTCTTCAGTTTTAGACCTACCAAATTTTTTTGCTTCTTCACTACCAGCTTTTGGAATTCTTTTTTCAATCCAAGCACTATCTTGTTTAATTCCAGTATGTGATTTTGATAATTTTTCTAAAGTTTCAGCACTCGGAATTGCATTATTTCCACCCGATTCAATATTATAACCAATTGTTTTATTTGTTGTGTCATATTCTTTAATATATTTAATTTCTTTATTGTTTAATTCTTCAAGGTTATTGGCAGTGTCTATTATTGAGAATTCAAAATTATCCCAACCATATTTATTAAAAGCGTTATTTAAATAATTATTACCAAATCCCCTTTTATAATCATTAATTCTATCTGCGAATGATCTTGTTGTTTGTCCAATGTATTTTTTATCGTTAAATTTATTTCTTATCATATAAATTAATCCAACAACACAATTACTTCTTTTTTCGTATGGTAATATTAAATGTTTTATCGAAATAAAATATTTTAAATTATTTTCATTAGTATCCATAAAATGGAAATATCTTTTTTTTCTATATTGTGAAATAAATATTGCATTTGGGTAATGTTTTAAAATTTCATTTTTTTTCATAGTACCCAATTTATTTCTAATCCAACGACTGTATCTTAATTTACCATCAATTAATACTGAAAATCTTTTTGTTTCTTTATTGTGATAATAATTACCAGACATAACACCAATGTAATGCCAATTTAATGCTTGATAAATAGTACCAACTTCACCTGCTGCTGGATCAACTGTTGCAGTAATAATTCTATATTTAGAATTTTCTTTAATCCACTTACATGATCTACTTATGAAGTAAGATGCCGTATTTTTTGGAGTCCACCATAAACAAACACCCCTGTTCAATAACAATACTTTATCATCAAACCCATATTTTTTCCAAACACCAGTATTTTCAGCATAATCAATTCCAAATGTTAAAACACCACCTAAATGTGATTCATTATCGACTTTAAAATAAATTCCAAAACAATAATTTACAATATATGGCATGGTTTTTAACCATTCATATTGAATAATTATTTCACTTGCAGTTTTTTTTGAAATTAACTTAATTTCAGTGTTTTTTAATGAAATTTTACTTAAATCAAATGTAAGTTTTTCATTTTCTGATTTTTCAATTCTAATTTTGTGTTGATGACATTCCATAGTATATATATTTATAATTAATAATACGCAAATATAAAAAAAAGGTTAGGAAAATCCTAACCTTTTTTCATAAATTTATTTAAACTAATGACTATTGTAAATCACCAATTGAAAAAGTCTGAAGACCATCACACAAAACTCTACCATAGTAACGATTAAGAACCATTTTCTTTGCATAACGAGTCATAATACCACGTATAGGTGTGAAATCAAAAGGATTGTACATCACAGGAGTTAATTGCATGGGAATGTACGGCGCATACACAAAACCGGTCTCTAATATTGAAGTACCTTTATGTCCGATTAAGACAGTATTGGCAGGTGCATAAGGATCACGATAAACAATGTAACGTCCACTTAATGTACCAATTTTTTCAATACCCATGTTATATTTATCCTGTTCTGGAGATGCATTTGATATGTGGAAATATTCAAGATCATCAAATACTGCACTTACTTCAGGAGAAACAACTATCCAAGAAGCACCACCACGAAGAGTTGCTTTATGAATTTGAGCTGAAATCTGATTGATCTTAGTGATCAAAGTTTGATTCCAATCTTTTTGTGTTCCATAATAAGCAGTAGATTGTTTACGAAGACCATTATAATCCCAACGAGCAGTCCAAGCAGCACCTCTACGAAGGTCACGAAGAATTTCACGATCAATTTCAGCAGCCATTTGTTCTGATAATAGAGCTGTTAATTCTGCTTCAGCATCAATATTATGAAATGCAGAAACGTCTTGTGCTAATTCAGGAGTCCAAGCAGCTCTCATTTTACGAGGTTCAACGTCAACAGTTACTTGATCAAGTACGAATGAAACTTCAGCCATTCTTGAATCTTCTTCAAGATCACTATAAACATTATATGTAACAGTGAAAGTAATTGCAGTTGTTGATGCACTAAGTGGTTGATAACCATTAGCTCCAGCATATTGAACGTCAGCAACAAGAACGATTTTTCCAGTACTGTCAACAATTGGTTGTCCGTATTTTTGAACTCTAACATTAAATGGTATTGAATTACCAGCAGTAATTGTTCCTTCAGAGTATGCTGTTGGAGCAACTAAGCTAACATTAGAAGTAATTTTTAAACTAGCAAGGAAAGTTTCAGTATCCATTGGAACACCAACTGGACCAACTAATTTACCTTGATCAGTAGTAGCGAAACCGCCAACTGTTAAAGTTACAAATTTATCAGTACCAACAGTCCAAGTAGATGCAGTTGTAGAACCAGTAACAACAGTAATTCCACCTCTTGAAAGATCGAATAATGAAGTACCTTCGTTGTCATATTCAGAAGCATAGAATGCATCATAAAGTGAGCGAGTTTCAAACTGTGTAGGACTTCCATTTGTGGCTGCATTTTGATATGCACCATTAGGTGAAGTGTGAGTAGTATTATCTGTCCTAACACTAGCTTTAGGATTAATATAATATAATTTACCAATAGGTAAATTCAGTGCCTGTACAGACACGATGTCGTTTGCTAATAATTTAGCAAATACTCTACGAATAACTGGAAAAGCAACAGTTTCGAATTGTCCAGATGATGCAGAATCAGTAGATTCATTAATCATGTGTGATAATTGATTTTCGAAAAGTTGTGCGCAGTTTTCTTTTACATTACCTTCAAGACCTTCAAGAAGGCCGATTTTTTCCCAACGATTAGTTGTTATTTCTCTTTGTTCGCGAAGTTGTTTTAAACCTATGTTACCAACTTCAGCAGATTCCATTAAAAATCCCATTTTTTTAATTATTTTATTTTTTATTTAAAATTATTTTTTACCTCTTTTTTCAACATAATTAATAATGTTTTTCATTTTATTTATATGAGCATTATCGGCATATGCTGTTTTTTCAATTACTTCGTCCAATTTCTGTTTTGAAGATGATTGTATTGAGGTTGTTATTTTATCTTCAATTGATTCAGAGATTGTTTTTTTATTTTCTTTCATTTCTGAAAGTATTGATGAATATTTTTCTTTTGAGGAAGAAATACTATCAATATTTTTAAATTCATTAATGATTTTGATTTTATCGTCATGAGTTAATGCCAATTCTTCGTTAACTAAGATGTTATTCACATTAGCTAAATTAGTATTGAATATTGCCATATCTCTTAACTGATCACGATATTTTCCTAAAGCAGTTTTATATCCTTCAATTAATGTAGTAACTGAATTTTTAAATTTCTTAGATTCATTCAATTTTTTAGTAAGCTTTTTATTTTCTTCAATTAAGCCATTAATTTTCTTTTTGGATTCTCCCAAATAAGGTGCTTGATCAAGTTCTGGGGTGCTTAAGTGTTCTTTTTTTGGTAAATTTCTACCAGACATTTGTCTCCTTGAACTATAAGATAACCCATGTGCTTCATCGACATCATTTTCGGATGAACCTAAAACTGCTTCAATATCAGCATCTGTTATTGGTGCATCAATTTCATCAATATTTTCAGTGTCATTTTCAACATTATCAATAGGTTCTTCAATTTCAGAATTTGAATCTTCAATTGGAGTTTCATCTGTTGACATATTGTCAATAATATCGTTTAATTTATTTCTTAATTCAATAAGTTCAGAAACACTATCTTCGGTTTCTTCACCATCAATTTCAGTTTCATTACCATCGATTTTTGAAATTTCACTATCGATATTATCCATTGTCATGAATTCATCATCACTATTTTTGTCCATATCATCAATTGCTGCACTAATTGAATCTTCATCCAATTCTGTTATATCAAAGTCATTAGCATCCATTGAATCAGACATTTCATTTAAATTTGAAATTGGTTTTTGTGAACTTTTTATTTTATCGGTAAAAATATCACCTTTATCACCATTACCTTTGTTAGGTGTATTAGGTTCAACATCACCCATAAATTCTTTTTCACTTTCTTCAACAATTTCAGATTTTTTTGGCTTTTCATCGAATGGTTGCCCATTACCAACAGTATCAGTAATTTTAACATCTTCTTCAACCTTAGCTGGTTCATTAACTTTTTTATTAAAGGGTTTACCTTCTCTTGTAGTTTCTTCAACCTTTTTTTTGGTTTCTTTTGTTTGACTTTTCATAACATCATTTTCATTATTTGATTCATTTTTATCTGAAATTTCAGATTCTTTATTTTCGTCATTTTTTTTATTTGACTCTTTTTTTATTTTATTTTTATCATTTAATTCTTCTTTAATTAAATTATTGAATTTTTCAGGATATTCATCTGCCAATTTTTTCTTTGCATTATTTTCGGCAGCTTCAATAATAGCTTTATAGTCTGTTAAAGCTTCTTTAATTATTGTTTGTTTTTTATTATCTTCCATATTAAACTAGTTTTAAAACATTTTTACATAAATACATTTTTTTTATAAAAAAGTATTTTTTTGCTAAAAAATCTTGCAGTTATGAATGTATTTAATTATTTTTGTAATTTTTTTTTAAAGTAAAAATTTATTTAATGCAAGAACAATTTTATTTTCGTCTTCATTTAATTGATTATTTGTTCTTTTAAGAATATTTTCATTAAAATCCGTATGTAAATTTGAATTTGGTAATAAATATGCTCCGGGTGTACTTGGTGTTGATACTAAATCAAAACCAATTAATTCGAAATCATTTTGAACAATATCTTCACCATTAATATTTTTTAATGAACCAACGCCACGTGAAGAAATACCAATTTTAAATTTGTTTTGAAGTAGTAAAACAATCATATCAGCAGGAGCTGAAAGTACACCATAATTAATAAAGCCCGGAGATACGATAAGTTTTAGTTGTCCAAATAGCACATTTTCTTGATCATTTTTACCCCACCACATTTTAGTAATTATATGTGATATATTATCAAGAGCAATTATGGAACTATCAGGATGATTTACTTCAGACCCTGCACAATTACCATCAACAAATTTTTGATATTCATTAACTTGTGTTATTAAAACATCTTTTGGGTAAATTCTACCATTCTTATTTTTAACACCCCATTTTTGAAGAATACAATCAATTAGAATTGGTTCATTTGGTTTTATTTTAAATTCTTCATTAATTGTTGTTGGATTAATATTATTATTAATATAACCAGCATCGTGTTCAATTAATAATCCCCAACCACACTCACCGGCTTTTAAGATTTTACTCATTATAAATTAATTTTAATATAAATAGTTTTAAATTTTAATTACTGTTTCAGTGTTATATAAATTATCTTTTTTAATGTTTTCAATAAAAAGATATGTTTCTAATTTAGATATCTTTTGATTTATCAATTGATTAACTTCTCTTATTTTTTGAATTTTTTTTAACATTTTATTATTCACTTGGTAAATTCAACTTATTTTTCATTTCATTTAAAATTAAAATGATTTTATCAGTATCGACAATTCCAATTTTTTCTGTTAAATCTAAAAATGTTGAAATACCACTTAATACTTGTAAAGTTTCTTTTTCTGATTCAGCCCATTGACGAGTTCTTTCTTCTTCACGTTTAAGCATTTCAATTCTAATGTTTTCTAATGTAATTGAATGTTCTTTTCTAATATTATCAATTTTAGCGGAATGTTGTTGTTGGATAAGTTTAACATCTAAATTTTTTTTTCTTATAACATTAATAACATAAAAACCTAGAAATAGAAATAATATTAATTGTCCTATGAACAAATAGAAAAATACGTTATACCATATTAATATTGTTAAAATCATATCATCAATAATTTTCGCATATAAATAGTTGTTTTTGCATAAGAATTGTTTTAAAATTCACATTTTTCAATAAAAACTATTTATTATAAATTAATATTAATGGATGGCATCTCTAGGAGAAATAATGTTGTAATTGTAGACCCAAATCAATATAATATAAATCCAAATATCGTTAATGGTATTCCACAATATCAAGACATGTTTATTTTTGCTGAATTTACAGCAAATAGAAAGGGTAGAACTGTATTACTATCAAAGGGTGGTTTTGAAAAAAATAATATGGAAGATAGTATTAGCGTTAATTTTTTGGGAATGAATCAAGAAAAGAACAATCCAAATTATTTAAATTTCACGACCAATTATTACGATGGAAGTTTGGGATCAGACAAACCATATGAAAGTTTTGGAATGACGAATATTAAAATAACAATAAATTCATCATTTGTTCCACAGGTTAATATACAATTTGTTGATGCTAGAGGATTATCTTTTTTTAATCAAGAAGATTCACCATATAGGGTTTTAATTGATTTTCCACCACCAATATTTACTTTAACAATTAAAGGTTATTACGGTAAAGCATTAACATATAAATTGCATTTAGTTAAACAAACATCCGAATTTAAATCAGAAAGTGGCAATTTTGTTATTGATGCACAATTTGTTGCAATAACATATGCACCATTAAGTGATATTTTATTTAGATATATTGTTAATTTTCCTTTAATGATTAGTGATACGATAATATCACCAGATTTAAATGTTCCACCCAAAAACACATATGATTTAATTTCTAAATTAAAAAATTTATATGCTAAAACAGAAAGTACAATTAAAACTGATATTGATAGCAAAAAGTTTGATAATACAAAGATTAAAACAAATCAAATTAATTCAACAACAATACAATTAAGTTCATATACATCACAAATAAAAGATGTTGGGAAACCATATTTTTTTATTAAAACAAATGAATCTTCGCCATTCTTTTTTAAAGAAATTGAGAATGAAATTACTATCAATTCAATTAATAATTTATCTGAATATGATGAAATAATTCGTAAATTATCAACAGATGGTCTTCCAACAAATATTAAAAAAAGATTGTACGTTGGATATATTGTTGGGACAAATAGTGATGTTACTAATGCAATACAATATTCCAGTGGTAATGATTTTAGTTCCACTATTGAAAATGAATTGAATTCATTTTCAAATAAATTAATAATGAGTGCGAAAAATAATGTTACTAACATAATATTTAATAATGGTGATATATCACAACCAATATTTTTTGAAAACACATTTAATTTAGAAACCAAAAAAAATGAAAATAATCCAACAAAATATGGTGGAATTGATGTAACTGATTTTTACGTTAAATTATTTAATGAAAAAAATTCTTTAAATAAAGAAAGAGATGTTTTAAGTGAGACGATAAAAACTAAAATAAATAATTCGGTTGTGGAGAATTTAGGAATGTTTCCTACCATATATAATATATTTAAAATAATCTTAGATGATATTGATACTTTTTTTGAAATAGTAAAAAAAACATCAGAAAAGGCAGAAAGTGAACACCATAATAATGAAGACTATAAAAAAATAATATTAAATGGAAACTATAAGGATGTTATTGAAAAGGTTTTTGCATTTCCACTTGTTATTGATAAAAAACCAGTGTATGGCGGATTTAATGAAGTAAGAGTTGCTCCAATTGAATTAAGTGAAAAATTACCTGAACCATTTCCTGAAATAACTCTTGTTAATGACTTTATTGACACATTTTTTACACAGCAAAAACGTGAAAAAGATTTAAACATGAAATCTGCACAAAACGCTGATGGATCAAATACTTGGATACCAATATCTCCATATGATTCACAATTAGGAAGTGTTGATGTGACAACACCATATTTTGGTGTTGATACTGCAAGTGGCAATGCTCCAATTAACACAAGTAGTGATAGTTCAATTGTTCAAGTATTAAAAATTTTATTAAATAGGTTCTATATTTTATCACAAAATGTATTATCTGACATGTTTTATATTACAGATAATTCCA